CCGAAGGTGGCTAATTTTTAGTTTACTGTTACGTCAGTAACCGCCTCTTCAGGCTTTGCTTCAAACGCATCTTTTAACATGCGGAAGAAGTCATCTCAGCCTACTTGCAACTGATCCACGTTAAAACGTGCTGAGTCCAACTTACGATCCAAGTCAGCAACATGGTTGAGCAACATCTGCTGTTGCTGTGTCATGTCTTCAAACTTGTACTCTACGCCGTCAATCGTCACAGGGGTTTTTTCGTTTTTTCCCATGATGTTTCCTTTTAATGTGCCACCAAGATCGGGTGGTGGCTTCCCGTTAAACTGTTGCCCAAGGCAGTGGAGGAGTTACCACTGGTGGGTTAATTTGGTTCTGAATTTGTTGCTCAACAGCCGCTTCCGTTGCTGTCTTGTCCACGCCGTCAGCCCAAATCCAACCCAATACTTGAGATTGAGTTAACTGAGCGTAAGGTGTAAACGTACCAGATGGCGTAGGCACTGCACAAGTGGAATAGACAGAGCCGTTATAGGTTCCATCCACACCAGAGCAAGTCCAGTGAACTGTGAAAACAACATCAGTGTTGCCGCCCTCTTGTGGGTAGCAGTCCATTGCTGTAACTGTCCATGTGTATGTAGTAGCCATGATTTACCTTTCAGTGATTAAAGATTAGCGGCATCAAGTCGTGCCTCAAGTTGCTCAATACGATCCATTGCTTCTTGAAGCGCTTTGATGGCTTTCATGTAAAGAATTGAATACTTGACTGTCTTTGTGGTTGTACCAAGTTCTCGACGTACCCGCTTTTTATGGGGAGTGCCGTCTTCTTTTAACGCAACTTTTCCATCATCGCCAATTGACTCTTCTTCAACTTCATCATAGTCGTTAGTCTCCTCAATAAGACCGGGAGAAACAAGTTCTGCTTCTTGCGCAATCAAACCAAGATATGGTTTGGCGTTTGGATTTTCTACAACTTCGGATTTCCAACGGAACTTTCTAATGCGTAGATTTTTAATGTCATCCCATTGGGTTGAAGCATCAACAATATCTTGCTTTAGTTTTATGTCAGAAATACTGCCGTATGAGTTGTTAGTGTTAACGCAATTGCCGCTATCTCTAACTGCAAATTGTCCAGTACCATTTCCATTAGTTCCATAAAACAAATTAAATGTGGAATTTGTTGTTGTAGCCACGCATCTAGCATAAATAAGAGAAGCGGCAAAATTTGACTTGGCAGAATAAAATGTAAATGCTTGCTGACCATCTGATGTATGATTGTAAAACTCGCAACCATTGTAGTCAGCACCAAAGTATGTTGTGGTTCCGTTTGTAGACCAATGATAAGTACTATTTTGCCAAAGACCGCCACCATACATGGACACAAATGTTGTGTCGTGATAGACATAAGATGATGGTACACCACAGCCTACCCGCATTGAAGAACTGTTACCAACGCCGTTCACGCCTATGATAGAAAGCCCTGCATAAGAAGCAGTGTTTGAACCCCCAGAATCACCCCTAATAACCACGGGGTATGTTGATGGCGTAGTAGCGCCAGTATTGCGCTGTAAGTAAACAGAAGTGTCGTCTGCTGTACCGTATGTGGTAAACCTTGAACCATTTACGCTAGTTGTACCAACCAACAAAGCACCAGCAGAACTAATACGCATTCGTTCGGTGCTACTTGCGCCTTGATTAAACAAAATTGAGTTATCAAGTGACGAAAAACTTATAGAAGAATTTAAAGTTCCTGCTGAATCTCTTGTTTGAATAATGTTAGCGTAGTTTCCTGCGTTACCATTAGTTAAATAGATTGTGTTGTTGACAGCCGCCCCGCCTTTTACATCTAATTTTCCACCGGGTGTAGTAGTCCCAATTCCAACATTGCCTGTGTTGTAGTAAATGTCCGAGCCGCTAGTTGTCCATTGGCTTGAGCCACCACCAACTGTTGTCCATGTTGGAGCCGCACCAGAACCGCCAGAGGTCAGCACCTGACCGCTTGTGCCGTAGTTAGCACCTGATAAGCCCCATGCGCCAGTGTTCGCGATGCGGAAGCGTTCTACACTGGCCGTTGCATCACTAAAGCGCAATGCTCCAGCTCCTGTGTAAGTCCATCTAATGTCAGGTTCATTTGTATAAGCACCAATTAAGATGCTAGAAGCATTTGGCCCAGTTCTTGACGCTTGAATGGTGTTGTTTTGAACTGAATTCCCAACAACTAAATTTCCATTATTGACTTCAAGTTTTGCACTAGGCGAACTCGTCCCAATACCCAAATTCCCACTTGCATCCAGAGTCATCGCCTGAGTAAAGGAGATAGCGTTTCCTGCTGTGCCTGATGCGGCTGTGTACCAAGCGTGAACACCAGCCGCTTGTTGATAACGAGTTGCACTAGAAGTTGCAATGTAAAGATATGTATTTGTGCCACCAGAACGATAAGCGTTTGACAGGAAATCAACAGAATTAGAATTTGTACCGTTGTGCGAAATTGACCAACCACCTAAACCTTGAATCACGCCAAAAGAGTTTGTCCAAGCACTCGGTGTAACACCAAGCCCTAGATTGCCTGCGTTATCAAATCTTGCTACTTCAGTTAAAGTTGCAGAACTATTGGCAACTTGAAAAGCTAATGCCGCGCTTGTTGCGGTAGCAGATGCTGTATTTTGATAACCAATAATTTGCGCTACATCTACTGAATTAGTTGAACCCGATGCTCCAATTAAAATACCTGTACCACGACCTGACCCACCATTTCCAGTTACGCCAAATCGCGCAAGGCTAACAACACCACCAGTACCAGCCGTTTGAACCTGAAATTTATAGCTAGGAACAACTCCAAGACCAACTTGCTGTGAACCATTGATATATAAAGCATTTGCTGAATTTGCTGAAAGTCCAAGAGAATTTGTTGCGGGAGAATAAATGCCATTTATTGGTACGGTGCTACCGTTAACAATAACATAATTCGTTGTTAATCCAAGACCATCAAAAGTAAGCGCAGACCCAGTAGCCAATGCACTTGTACTTGAGGCGTAAACCACACCGCCTGATGTGAATGATGTTAAGCCTGTGCCACCGTTCGTGGTCGCCAATGTGCCAGCCAATGTTACTGCGCCTGTTGTGGCGGTGTTTGGTGTTAAGCCTGTTGTGCCAGCGGAGAACGAAAGCACTGGAGCAGATGTAGCGTTTGATGCCAACAACTTGACGACTCCAGCCGCATTCTTAAAGTACAGCTTCTCGTCGGTGATGTTGATTGCCAACTCACCGTTTGCAAGATTAGTGTTAACAGGAACAGCCGCCGCAGTGGTGCTGAAGTACAGTTGAATGGGTGTATAGCCTGCTTGTGACATTTTCTATTTCCTCAGAATGTTCCGCCAGAGATGCCCGACCACACTGGTGCGCTCGATCCTGCCGATGTTAATACTTGTCCAGCCGTTCCAGCCGCTGTAAATGCAAATGCAGTACCAGTACCATAGACCGCACCACCAGCAGTTGCTGTAGCCGAGCTATTAGTACCGCCTTGCGCAATCGCTAGAGTACCAGTTGTTACTTGTGATGCGTCAATCGCAATCGCTGTATTGCTGGCGCTGGTGATCTGACCTTGCGCGTTGATCGATATTGTAGGTACAGATGCCGCCAAGCCATAAGACCCAGCTACAACCGCAGTGTTCGCAATGTTGAATGTGTATGCTGGTGACTCGTTAAGTCCTGTGCCAGCCGAATACACCAACGGCGCAGAAAACTGTTGAAAAACAAGTGCTGTTGTGCCGATGGTAATAGGAGGGGCAGTCTGCTGAACCCATGCAGTGTTCAGGTTAGCGGCACCACTAGTGACTAAGAAAAAGTCACCTTCATCTATTTGGTCAACTCCTGTGCCCACAGAATCAAAATCTGTAGCGCGAGTCAAGATGTACGGCGTTCCAGCGGAGCCAACTTGTGTAACTGTGTAAACACCGTTGTTTGCGCCAGTTACTTCATTTTTAATCAATACCCGTTCCGCAACAACGGTAAGCGTTGAGTCAATAGATAGCGCACCATTAGCGTTCGCAGTAAGTGTTGCACCTACTCCCGAAGCCCCATTGTTGTACGTATTTGCTGGTAGGGCGGCGGTAGTCGCCAATGCTACCGCTTCGTGGAAGTGAATACCTGATGCAATAGCGTCTGCGTACGCCTTGTTAACAATGTCATTACCGTTTACTGGCGCATTAGCAATCGTTCCAGACGTCATTGCCACTGAAGTGAACGTACCAGCCGCTGGTGTTGTTCCGCCAATCGCAGTGTTGTTGATCGTGCCACCTGTTATGGCAGGAGTTGCAATCGTAGGCGTGTTGATTATTGGGCTGTCAATCGTCTTATTGGTCAGCGTCTGTATGCCAGTCAATGTGGCAACAGTTGAGTCAATTGCAATCGTGACAGGTGTTGAGCCGTTGTAGGAGGTACCCGTAAGACCCGTGCCAATTGTCAACGCATTAGATGCCGTAGCAGTTACGGTCACAGAAGCACCAAGGCTCACAGAGGAACCGTTGATAGTGATTGCGCTGTTAGTCAAAGATGCGTTAGCAATGTTTGTCAGCGTATTGTTTGAGGCGTTGATCGTCTTATTCGTTAACGTTTGTGTGCCAGTTAACGTAGCGACAGTTGAGTCAATCCCAATTGTTACTGCGGCAGACCCGTTGTAGGAAGTACCTGTAAGACCCGTGCTGATGGTCAGTGCGTTTGACGCTGTAGCGGTAACGGTGATTGAACCACCGAGACTGACAGAGGAACCGTTGATAGTGACCGCGCTATTTGCAAGCTGCGCATTAGTCACCGTGCCACTTAAAGCAGTAGTTGGGATCGTTGAACTAGCGGTCATGGGGCTTGTGCCATTGCCAAACACGTAGCCAGTCAAAGTACTTGCCCCTGTACCACCGCTGATAACGTTTAACGTGCCGCCTAGAACAATACCACCGCTTGTAGGAACTGCAGGCGTTAATCCTGTAGATCCACCGCTGAATGACGTAACGCCTCCAGCCAAAGAAAACTGGCGCCATGTACCTGAGGCGTAGCCGTCAAACGTTTGAGTGCTAGTATTAAATCTAAACTGACCATCAGCGCCGACGGGTTGCTGCGCCGATGTGCCTGACACTACAGTCATTGCGCTTGTGCCCGGAAGCACTACGTTATCTGCAATAGTTAATGTAGGATCACCTGCACCATTGCCATTTGCAACATTAATCTGATTAGCAGTCCCTGTGATCTGACGGCCTGCAATCGTGGATCCGCCAACAATTGCCAACATGCCTGTGCCAGATGCATTTGCAATAGCCGCTGCAATGCCTGTTAATGAAAAAGTAGGATTGCCAGAAACGCCGCTACCATCAGCAACAGTAATGCCATTGCCTGTTGTTGATAATGTTCTAGGCGTTACCGTTGAGCTGCCTGTCTTAACAATGATTCCATTGCCTGAAGCTTCTAAGCTACCTGCCGCTCGATTCAAAGTTATTTGTAACGTGGATTGCGCACCGCCATCAACTAAACCTATGCCTGTGCCGCCTGATAGCGCGCGACTGTTAGCTAGTTGCGGAGTTTGGTTGACTGTTAAATAGGTATATGGTTGACTTGGCGACGCAGCAATAGCGCCTGTTGTTGTCTGAACCGTAACACCATTTTGAACAATAGGCACCGACTCGGTACCTGTGATTGCACCAGCTGCTGGTAGTTGCGTAATTTGTATATTGGCCATATTACGGACTCAGGTTATCAAGGTTGCCATTATTCTCTGGATCATCAGTATTCTGCTCCGGAGAGATGTTGTACGTATTATAAGGCCCAGTAATCAACGAATCTTGATCTACAGCAATGTTGACATCAGGCCTAGGAAATCTAAGCGCAATCTTTTCAGGTTGCCGCGCAGGTAAGCGGTATGGGTCAAACTGATCTCTGCACCCATGATCACAGACTTTTAAGCCCGGGAAATTAGGGTCAGGCCCCAGTTCAACGTACGCTCTCTTCATGTGACAGCGGTCACAAATTGCAATACTTAATACAGCATTGCCAAGAGTGTCAAGCGTACGTGGCATACTTACCTCGTATAGTAACTAATATTCGGAGCCCAGTAAATAGGAGATTTGTCTCTTTCTTCCTGTTCCGCGATATTCCAATACTTTTCAGCTTGCCCTTCAAGATACTGAATACGTTCACCCGGGACAGTAGGCAGTTCCATACTCATCTGATGCGCAAGCATGTTCTGAACGGCAAGATACCATCGCTGAGGAATTTCTATCTCACCTGATAGATCACCTACATCTTGAATTTGCCGATGTCTCCAGACCACGAGTTGTGGCGCGAATGATGATGGCGCAGGCCACAAGTACATTGCAGGCTGGGGAATGTTTCTGTCAAACCAATACTGCAAAGGATAAAGGCTTGTAAAGTTCTTGTTAGGCAGGTTGGTGTAGTCATCACGATTCAAACGAGCCAGTGGAATTTCATTGGCGTTTGAGCCAAATACCACCTGATAGACACCCATATTGGCCCCTGCTGTTTGCAAGATTCTCCAATACGGCGTGCTGGCTGAAGGCTCTAAGTCATAGTAAAGCCATGTGCCTGCAGCCCAAGTAACGGCTCCAGGGCTATAAACCGTTGTCCACGTTGTACCATCGGTAGAAGACTGAATTGAGATGGTCACTGAGCCGGATATTGCCGGTAGTATACCCACGGTCCCCATGTAGATATCATTTCCAGACCCGTTATTGATACCAATAAAGCCCGAGTTGTTGGTTAATTGGCAAATGTTGGTGTACTGGCCATCAAAAGCGTTGGCTGCATTGCCTGAAGAGCTATTCGCACCAGTGTTATTAGCTGTCACCGTGCGGTAGTTGGCGTTCAGCACATCCACCGTGCCAGTTGGCAAATAGTAAACGTACTTATCGGGATTAAGACCTACAACGGTCTTATCAATGCACCAATACTGAATTCCGCGATTGGCAAGGTTAGACAGCAAATAGTAGAGACTGTCTTTAGCCGCTGCTACTTGCTCATTGGTTAACTCTTCAGCCAGCTTGCCAGAACGACGCGCGCCATGGTCAATTAACTTTTGAACCGTAATTGTTGTCTGTCCAACTGTTCCACTAGTGCTCATACATTACCACCCTGGGCAGTTCCAACGTTTAAGAGATGCGGCTTTACGCGTAAGCTCGCCTTTTTCATCACGCTTAGGCCCCGGCATTCCAGACATTCTGGCGCAGAATGAATCCTTACGGCCTTGATCGGCTTTAGTTTTTGGGTGCGGTGCAGGCGCTTTAAGATTAGAACCAGTTGCGCGATTAAACTTATCGCGGCCTTTTTGTGTTAATCCGGCGCCTTGACTTGTAGGTAGCTTCTCACCACGAGAAACAGACAGTTTAGGGTCGCCGCCATCTTTCATCTTTTGCGCGCCGCGTTTAACAGAGTACGCAATTGCAACTGCTTGCTTAACAGGCTTGCCTGCCTTCACCTCAGCTGAGATGTTCTTCTTAAAAGCTTTATCTGATTTGCTTTTAATCAAAGGCATAATTAGCCACAGAAAATAGTCACTGCCGCGCTTGCAGGCAATGTGACATGAATATCGGTGTTAAAGCGAATACCATTGCCAGGGATTAGTGTTGAGAATGGGTTAGTTGGTGTAGCTGCGATATTAACTCTTAAAAGAACAGTGCCACCTGAACCCCCATCGCGAAACACAATTTCACCAGCCGTTCCGCCTGTCAATAACTGATAACCTGCAAGGTTGGTTGCGCCAGCATAAATTGTTCCCGTTGCATCTTTATGCGCAGAAAATACATTCGTCAATGTGCTCATAATAAATCCTTAAAAGGAAGGGGCCGAAGCCCCGACCTTGATTAGCAAGAACCGCCGTAAGCTTTTTTCATCTTACCACCGGTTTTGTATTTTTGAATTACGCCACCTGTAGCGTACTTCTCAATTACTCCACCAGTTTTCAGACCTTTATGCGCTTTAGACGCAGGCTTAGCAGCATGAGACTTAATGTCACCCTTAATGCCTTTAATAGCTGACATCTCAGCCTTATGCATCTTAGAAGACTCAACCTCACCGCCTTTTTTACGCATCATTGGCATTGGGCCGGTTTCCATTTTTGTAGGAATACCACCCATACCGATACCGCGTGAAGGCATGGCAGGAGCCATACCACGACGAGCTGCCATAGGGGCGCCACGTGCAGAAGCGCTTTCAGGAATAATACCCTTTTTAGCTACTGCACCGCCTTTTTTGAGCTTTAGCTCAACTGAAGGCTCAGTGGTTTTCATCTTAGGCATTGGTTTAAATTGACCCATGATGTTGCTCCTTAAAGTTTCTGAGCATACACAACTGTCAAGCGATAGACGCCTTGAGTTGTGCTGATCGTGCCGTTAGGGTCAACAGTCAAAACGACGTTGGTGTTGTTGCCAATATCTGCCATAGCCGCAAGTTGAGCTGTGGTAAATGTAGGAACAAAACGACCACCAGCGAAGACGTCGGTAGAAGATACATATTGTGTACCTGCCGCCGCTGTTCCCACTGTTGCCGCAATAGCTGTTGCTGTACCACCACC